TATTCCTTGGGCAGAAAGGAATTCTCAGAAATGGCAAGGGATCTGAAACCTTCTGCATGAGTTATCTCAGTGAATTGAGAGAGCACATCTCTGGAACCATCCCCTTTTCTTAGCAGATCTCCAACTTTTCCTCTAAATCTGCTCATGTTGTCAACCAAAGACAGAGAATTGTTAGAGTGACTTCTCAATGCCTCAGCACCAAAATTTCCAATCTGGGATAACAGTTTGTAGGTCTTTTTTGGTCTCCAAAGAGAACCTATTATGCCGCTCACATTTGGTGGTAATTTGGTGGCAGGCATCTGGTACTTCTCACCTTCTATGCTAGCTGACCAAGGATCATCTCTATCTAAGAGCTTAGAGGACTGGTCAGCTTTGGAAGCATTCAATCTAGACATCAGAAGAAATCTTGCATAAGAAATCTCTTGCTCCTTAGTGAGAGAATGAGATCTCAGATTACAGACTCGTGGTCCTATTTCAGACAGCATGTAAGAAAATGGATCAATGACTGGCAGACCCAAGCTTTCAGGCGGGACCAGCCACCTGAGACCTGTGTAGACTTTGTGTGACCCCAAGGATAGGACTGTGTTAGTGCGGTAGACAGACCACATCCTGTAAGCTTTCATGACTAAGTCCACATTGAGCACTGCTGTGAGATTGCACAAGGAGGCAGATGCCCCAGTCCTCATAAGATCAAGAGATTTAGTAACTGCCTTTTGGAGGTCGTCCCAGAAGTTGCCTGAACTCTCTAAGGACACACTTGCCATGAGATATTTAAGCTCATTGCTGATAGGTTCCCCTTTGAGTACAAAAAAGGCGTTCATCTCTCCTCTTTGTGGACTTATGGTCATCTTTGATAAATTTTCAAGCAACCCAGCTAGTGAATTGATCTTCATAATGAATTTTTTGAGATTGGCTTTTACATGTGAGGTATGACTGGAAGGGATTACAAAAATAGATAGTGAATCATCTGAAGTGACCAGAGAGCGCATTGACCAACTGTGCCTGCTTTGAAGGTAGGTTGCTAACTCAGACTGCATGAGGGCATGGGAGATACTTGATATAGTGGTGAAAATACCTTGTCCTGGCATGCCCTCTCTCAATGGCAACCACGTAGAGCCCTTGGTCCCATAGACATTGCCTTCCGCCACCTGCTGAGCAATGAGACTCTTTATGTAAGCACTTTGGCCCTCTTCTTCTACTGTCAACAGCTTTACTAGTGTGTGCCCCTTAGCTACTCTCTCCACTTCTGAGAAATGGGC